CCAGCAGGATTACGAACAGATGAATTACTAATACCATCAGTAGCACGAGCAAGAACAACATTAGTCGAAAGAGTTCTATCAAGAGGCTGGAGGAATGCTACTGAGCCATATTGCGAACTAGGTAACATACCCATAAAATAGTCCTTAGGATAATTCGCATAACGCAACTGAACCATATCCGTAACCAAGCCAATATTACCAGTACCAGACCAATAATCTACATTATAAGCGTAGGCCTTATGCTTCTCCCATTGAGAATTCGAGAATATATCATAATAAATCTTTTGATATGTAAGCAAAGGTAGCATATTGACAGTCTGAGAAGTTTGATAGACCAAGGGGTTATCAGCATCACCAAGATTGTCAACACCTAGATATTTCTTAGTAATAGCAGCCTTACCGGTATTAGTACTAGCAATCATAGAACCATAACCAAGCATATCAAGCAACTTACAAGATCCGTAGACAATAGGAAGACCTGCGTCATCACGAGTATTAGTTTGATCACCAGCATTAGCCGTCTGAAGAAACATACTGAACAAACTCTGAGTAACATTAGGCACAGAAGTAAGTGCAGATGTATTGGCAGTAGAACTAGCAGCACTAGTCATATAATCCGTCATCTGGGTAAATGCCTGGGGAAGCGCACGAGAAATTAGGCGTAACGGCACAGCGTAAAAATCATAATATTCCTTGATACGGGTATAAGCAGCAGTATTGACGGGGACGGTACGGGTAAACCAATCCGAGGAAATACGATACTTAGTGCCAGGGATAGCAATTTGCCAATAACAAGGTAAAATTTCACCAACCTTAGCGGTGAACAATTTTTTCGAGCTCAAGTCGAAAGACGAGCGATGCGTATTAATTCTCGCTCGGTCAAGGGGATTAAAATCACTCATAATTAATTAACATTTAAATTAAACCATACGGTTAAAAATATTATTAGCATCATTAAGCTTTTTGTGCTTAATCATATCGCGACAGAAGGTAGCAGCACGGAAATCAAGACATTTTTGTAAGTCGCTACTTTGCCTACTATCATAGGCACTTCTTGTATCGGGTTTCGCGGATTTGATGTAATTACAAGCCGCGAGAGGTGGGATTCTGGGGTCATCAAACGGAACGTGTATCTGTTCTTTAACGGGACGAATAAATCCGTCTGCATATTCTCCGTCTTCACCGATACCAATGGTTGCCATTTCGCACCCTTCGGCTGGTAAATAGAAATACCGAAGCATAGGGGCTGGCAGAGTCTGCTGTATTCGCAACGAATCACACATTCGTACATAATCCGCTTTCTTTTCATATTCTATGCCTGTTTTAATGATAAACCGAATACGACCGGCATAAGTACTAATATCAGAACCGAAGGAAGGCAAATGCCAATTACAGAAGAATTTAAAGACATATAAGAACAGCCGATATAATTTATTAATATAAGATTCAATATCGACATCACTAGAACAGTTGCAGAACCTAGTAAGACACCGAGAAGCATGTAATATAATCTTATCATCATCAGTAAGAATAGAATTAGCTTTAAGATATTGATAATAAGTACGAACAAGACTCAAGACTGAATCCTGTTTGTAGTCGATGAATCCATATTTTGCAATTCTCTGCGGCGTTCTGTGCACAGCGCAAAGAATTCGAGCAATCGCAGTACTATCGTCATTGCGAGCAGACGAGAATCGGGGTAATAAGGTACGCATATACGACACGGGTGGAGTTGACCGAACAGTGATGCCGTTGAAATTATAGATTCTTCCGTTAACGACAGAATCGATTTTTTGCTCAATCTGCGCATAAGAGTCCTCGTCTTCAACGAAATCACAACCTTTTTCAAAGAATCCAAGAGATGCTCTCGAGCGGGGTCTAAATGCGCGGCATGAGCGATATAATGAGGGAGCAGAACTAAGGCTGTTAACGTAACTCGCAACGTACGAGCTAGCTCCACCAGCGGCACGTTGGAAATCTGAACGACCGAGCTTCCAACTCTTAGCGTGACAGTATCGTAAAACCTCGGCGACTTCCTCCGAGTTTGTGAATAATAAGAGATGATAATGCGGGCGAAAATGGACGGGTCCGTACTCACCCACAGCGTAGAAACATAATGGTTCATAAGATCCTAATTTTAAAGACAAATGTTTACGTAAGCGCTTAATATAATTCTGAACATCAACATAATTCAGGAAGGGAATAAGGTTATCACGACCGTATTGCGCAGAAGCGGGATAGTCCGTTTTGTCAACGGCTTGCGTTTTACCGATAAAACTACGAATAGCATCCATACTAAGAAACCAATTATCCCTAACAGGGACATACTCCTTAATCTCACGGTCAAACGGAACAGTGCCCTGAACCTGTTCGAAAAAAATATGACGCAGCGCGGAGTTATCATTACATTGATACTCGGAAACAGGGATATATTTATGATATTCATTACCAAAATGAATATCTCCTGAGATGCCTACAACGTCCTCATATTCACTATGCAGGACTTTACAATTAAATAGAGGAATATGTTCGTTATCATACGTAAGCGTCACAAAATAAGAATACTTAAATGCACTTCCAGCGGTCTTCACACGCATGGACGCCTTTTGAGCACGCTTATGAATACAATAATCACATTGACCACAATCCACGGCAATGCGTGCACCAGTGTAACGATTAGTAATAAACGAACGATGCTGACAATGATCAGCCGCTTTCAGTAAATCAGGAGAAAATTTCATAATTATTTACGTTTATCAATCAATTGGCGACGATTACGATTACCAAATGAAATATGAATAAATGTAGGATATAATATCAATTGATCAAATGCATGAGTATTGTCTGAATAATCATGGATATGTTCAAGCAATCGGCTATAAGTGGTAGAACCATACGGCTTAATATCAATAGCCTCTCCAAACAAATGCTGAGAATTTGGAACACCACCGGCAGATTCGTTCTCAAGAACAGAACGCTTAGCACTTGTTATCGTAAAATGCAAGTTAAAACATAACAAATGCTCAAGAAAATCCATAAGAGTAGTATTCATAATCCAATAGAATTAAGAATATAACCTAAAGCAGCAGACACAGCACCAATTATGATTTTCCAAATATTACTACTTTTCATTTCCTTGAGTTTTAAGTTCAACAAAATTATTTTCCTCTTCAATCGAATCCACAATAACAATAAGACCCATCGGAGAAATTCGCTCAGAATAATTTCCAAGACCATCGAGAGAATTAACGATATAAGGCGAAATAACATCACGGCCAGTGTTTTTTTCTTTAACTGAGATAATAAACTTTTGCATAATTGTAAATTTTAAAAAATTAATAATAGTTGTAACTTCTAACTGGGAGCAAATATACAAACTATTTTCATAATTACAAAAGAAAACTATTTTTTTAGATTCTACCGTAGAGTGTGAGTTGTGCGTTTATGGACAAGGGAAAGGAGAAATCGAGAGGATAACTCGATTTTGCTTCGCACACAACTAGGGGCTTCGCTTAATTAACAAGTGGATGCATACAAAGGTGTATAGGCACGGCAAGGCAGGAACTGTCTTGCCTTTGCGCACCTGCGTGCTAAAATACCGAAGCGGAACGCTTCTCTAAGGAAGTCGCTCCGCTCCATATTTCGATCAGGCCCTACGCGGGCGGCGGGTGTATATCGCTCAAACGCCGCGATGGGCTTTTAGTCCTGAAGCATGCTATCTACTCTTAGTACCGATTGAATTGCCAATACCTTGGAATATACGTGTACCATAATCCACAGCATTACGTAACTCATAAGAATCAACGTCTTTCTGTTTATGCTTAGAAGACCATTTATAATAATCACGAACAGCCTTTTCTTTAGAATACTCCATATTCTTAAGAACATTCATATTCTTAGAATCCCATAATGAACCTAGACCACGAGCACGATTAGACTGAATATTTGCATAAATCAGAGAATCAGCAGTCTGAGAAGCAATCCTATTGTTAATCCGGATACCATTGGTTTCAGCGGCAGTCTTAACAGCTTTAGCCATTTCAGATTTATATTGAGCTTCAGTCAGAGAACCTTGTGCATACAGATTAGCAAGCGTCTGACCTTTAATAAACAAATCAGCTTGCTGTTGCTCATCAAGATATTTATTAAGTACCTGTTGAGCTTCAGAATCAAGCAAAATTTGTGCCTCTTGGGCCGAAGTAAGACGACCTGCAAACTCCATATTCTTAAGCTCCTGATATTCCTTAGACTGATCTAGGAGCGCAGAACGTCTACCGGTAGAAGCATTCCAATAACCAGATTGACCGACACCGATATTACGATAGTTCGTATCACCAAGAATCTGGTTAATACGATAAGGGGTAAGAGCAGCATTTTGCTCAGCGTTCATCATAGAAGCACGAGCCTGAGCCATAGAAGCAAGAGCAGTACCAATATCAGAAAAATCAGGCCGGAAAGCTTGTAAACTAGGCATACCAGCAGCAGAAGCAGCAACACCGCCTGAAGCAGGGGACTTCGAGCCAGCCATGGCAGCAGAGCCTTGAACAAATGGATTAAGACCGCGAGAAATCATAGCATTAGGAGAGTTATAAGAATTATTCATTCCCCACATCTTTTCTTGCCAATTTCGTTGAATCTGAGCTTGCTCAGCGTTAAACGCATTATTCTCACGATTAATATCAATACTGGTCTGATTGGTCTTGTTTTGAGATGATGCACCAATAGCATTACCTGCAAGAGACGCACCGGCAGCAATGATACCACCAAGTACAAGCGGAGCAATATGCTTTTCAGAGAGCCCCATTAAGGGGCTTTCTCCAATATCATAAAATCTCATTGAGCAGAAACGTCAGGGGCGGACGCAGGAGCGGGCTCTGACTTTTGCTCTGCCAACATTGACTGTGCATATTTAGTAAGTTCAGACTTTTCACTAGCTAATTGTTGGAGAACAGCCTGACGCTCTGACATAGTCTGACAATGACGGGAAATAACACATCCAAATCGCTCCTCATCGGTCATATCATCCATAGCAGTAGATTGAGTGGGATGCATCTGGGCAAGGATATTCTGCACATTCATATCACCAAGTAAACGACGATATTTTTCTTGATTTAGAAGAATCTGCGTCATATCAACTTGAATCAAATCACCTTCAGGAGACTCGTCATACATAACTGTATCATATACAGATTGTTGGTAACAGGGGTGTTCTTCAATCAATTCCGGAACAACCTCGTTTTTAATATAATCGGGATTTTTATAAGCAAAATTTCTCATAACGACACACAATTAATAGGGTAAACCATTTCTATCCAAATTCTGCACAGCATATACTTGGAAATTAACATTACACAACAACTGGTCAAAGGCAACAGAGCAATTCGAAGCACCAACTTGAGGAACAAAAATAGAATTCAATTGCTGAGGACGAACCTTCATAGACTGATAAGACCAAGCACCGGAAGAAGTCAACACCTGCCAGCCATCAAGAGGAGCAACCCAAGACTGATAAGCAGCACCAGCACGAAAACCAGCGTGGACGGTATCAATATTAGATTTCCACTGCCAATACCGAAGATTATAACCAAGAGAACCGGAAACATTTCGTCCAGGGTTATTCTGAAGGTTCAAAGCAGGAACAGCCTGCATACCAAGCTGGTCAAATGCAGGTTGCGGAAAATCAGAGATAGCAGTCACAGTCAATTGAGGATTTTGACCAGTCAAATTCCAATCTAACATAGGTACGGCATGATATACACACATGATTACCTGATGCTCAGCGCCACAATCATAAGTAATAGTATGTCCTGAATTACTAGATATGCCTTTGCCGGCAATAGAAGCCTGAGAAGAGTCAGTATCAAGATTAGTATTAACTACTTCATTAATATTAATGACACTAGACCAACCTCCAATATAGTGACAATGATTGCCCATATATTCAGGGGCTTTAATACCAAATTGGGCGGCCATCTGGTCCGAATAGTCCTTACTAGAGAATTGTACTACTTCTTTCCAGCGCTGGAGGTATTCTGTGGCACGAATTGAAAGAGCGGAAAGGTCAGTATTGACACGAAGCAATCTATCAGAAGTAGTAGAGTTGGTTGAAGTTGTTTGAACAGTATTACCGCCAGCAGGATTACGAACAGATGAATTACTAATACCATCAGTAGCACGAGCAAGAA